GGGTTTTTTTCGTATGGGAAAATGAAATAAGGTATGACACCGCCTGGAAGCGGGTTAAGTTGTGCTTTGATAACCTTGTCTTCTGTAAACCAAATATTTGCCTGGTATTCCATAGATGGATCATCATCATCAAGATCAACCCCAGCCTCTATAAGATCATACCCATTTAAAGATCCCCAAAACTCTATTAATTCAAATTTTCTTGTTTTGGTTTCGTAATCGTTTATGTTTGCGATTTCTCTTCTATCTTTTTCGTGTTGCTCCTCATAGTGATTACCATCAGGATATTCTTCTATACAAAGATCTATTAGATCAGAGTTGAAGCCAGGATAGTCTTTAAGATCAACAAAGTCCTGTCTAGATATAATATGCCTTCTAAAAATATTACGCATATCATCGATAGAAGTAGCATATGGATCAGGGTATAAATCGAATATGGAAACGGCTTCCATTTCGGGAGAAGGGCTTTCTTCATATATGAGATTATATCCTTCATCGGTTTTTATCCATTTGTGATCTTTATCAATTCGTAAGGTACCAGCTTTCATTGCTCCTGTCCCAAAAATAACTTGCTCCATAATGGCATCTTTCATTTTGCCTTCTAGATTATTTTCAATCGCTTGATCAAGAATCGCTTCTTCCATGTTATCAACACGCTTCTTAGTTTCTTCCTCCAGCTCTTCTTTAAGCTCTGAGAATCTTGCAGCTATTAAATCATCTACCAATCCTGGATCAATAACTTCAGCTGCTTGCATAATTTCTAATGCAGCTCTTTCTGTAAGATCTTTTTCTACTAAGGGTTGTTTTGTGATTGGGGTTGGTTCAATTGCGAAAAACTTTTGTCCAGGTTGGAACAATAGATCTGTCATTCTTGAATATGCAGCTAAGACTTTTGTCCTGGTAAGCCCAACATAAACTTGAGATCTTTCTCCTTTTTCTTGAATCTTTGCTATTACTTCAGGATCGTATTGACCCATAAATGCACGAAGATCTTCTATCCAATCATCTTCTACATCGTTTCTTGCATCTTTGTATTCTGCAAACTTAGCTCTGAGTGTTGATCCCAAAGAATCTAATTGCTGTTCTTCTTCCTCTGAAGGGTCTACAGCTGTTGAGATACCCTCGGGTCCTAATCCTTTTTCTTCTTCCATTTAAAAAAACTGCCTCTTCACTTGCGTAAATTTTTGTCTATGCTTTCTTGGCATACTGTTCAAGCCGAACAAAGCAATAGCATATGCCATTATTCTATCATCAAAACACCCTGATTGGGCATTTGTTATTCCTCTAGCATCTACGACATAAGTTCGTAGTTCGCTAATAAGTTCTTCATCAACTATGCCAGACTCTCCCTGGCGTAATAAGTGTACTAAGTTATCAATAATTAAGGGCTTTGTCTTGCTTGTAGTCAAAAAACCTGCTCTTCGGGTAAGTTTATCAACATAAGCATCATCCACAGTTTGCTCAACATATAGGTTGGGATAACCAAGTTCTTGTATTTTTCTAATGGTTGTCAGCCCGTGGTTGTTCCTTTCGATCAGGGTCCAGGCTTTGTTGTAGTAAGCTCCGACTGTGCCCACGATGTGGGCGAGGTCAAACGGGTCGACATGACCGCTCCAGGTCGCAACTTGATTCCCGAGATGATCCAGGACTTGAATGCAGGAGTAATCTCCATGCTCTAAGCCCTCCGAGACATCAACGCCCATACAATAACGGAGAGAATCCTTTGGATTCTCGAAAATTTTTAGGAGCCCCTTTTCGTGAGGAATCAGGTTAGATTCACGCACATCACAGCGTTGAACGGGGGAGAAGCACTCAACCGCAGCTTGATCTATGTATTTAGGCTCAACAAATAATCTACCAGTAGTCAGGAACGCCTCTTGCGGGGTCGAAGGATATTCCTGTCGGAACAGATCTTCACTTCCAAGCTCCTGAATCTTCAGCCGCCTATACATGATCTGCTCATCAGATAGATCAAACATAGCCTTTATATCTTCTTCTTCTCTCTCAAGTTCAAAGTATGGATCTATCTTACGCTGATACTCTGGCATCATATACCAGGGTATGAAGCATATATCCCACTCGCCCTCTCCCCGTAACGACCTCATGCAGGCATCATAGAACCACCCCCCTGCTCCGTTAGCAGTCGATTCTAATAGTATTTCAGACTCAGCTTCTGGAACTGTCTGTAATAAACCTGGAATAATATCTGCATTTGGATAGAAAGCTACCTCAGATCCGTGTAAATAGTTAGTAGTCCACCCTCTCCCGACTTCGCCTGTCCTGGCAGTAGCTATACGCCAGCGTGATCCGTGTGTAAAAGCCATTGAATTACTTGTGGATTCTTTAAGTTCTGGGGTTACAACGGGATGAGGTAAATTATCATAGAAGTTTCGCACCATACTGAAGATAGCTTTGGTCGATTCATTAAGGTGTGATACAACTACCGCATTCTGATTCTGGGCACTTACCGTTTTCCAGAACCCCCGTGCCTGACAATATGTCGATATTCCCGTTTGTCGTGATTTTAAGATGAGCATTCTTACACGATTATGATGAGAATATTGCTCGTTTATTTGTTTATCAAGTTGGATCTGTGCTGCATTGAAATTTAAGGGTATAAGTTTCCCCTGTTTATCCACAATTTTTAAACAATGTTTGGCATATTGAGTGAGATTCGATTTAAAGGTTTTTATAATTTTTTGAATTTCACTTTTTTGAATTTCAGAACTCAAGAAATCACCCCCCCCAGTAAATGCATGGGTATGTATGTGGGTATATGTATATGATGTACCATGGACCCCGCCCCCAGCCCTTTATTTATGCGGCTTTCAGAGGACATGGGTGGTATGTATTGCAGCATCACCTAATTAAGGTGATCCTCTTTCTCGATAAAATCTAAAGTTTCAAACCAGGAATCTTTCATTGAAACTTCGAGCTTTGTATTTGAATCGATCATTCCATAGAACTTCATCAATATCTCTAAGGCTTTAACTCTAGAGCCTGCGGTATGACCTGATACTTTGCCCAGGGCTTCATCTTTTAGTTGCTCTATGATGCTGTCATGGTCTTTTAGGTTGCGATCTTTGCTATCAGCCAGCTCAATTGCAAGCATTTTCTGAACCTCATCATTATTCATCATTCGGTAACCTTGATTATAAGAACTCTTCTCAGAATAACCGCACCTTTTTGCAGCCTCAGTTGCATTCTTTGTAGCTAAAAAATGCTGAACAAATTCCTCTTTTCTTTGCTTCATTGTTTTGTTTTTGATGCTCATCTTTTCTCCTTGTGATTATCAGCTATAAGTATACTCCATTCGATCAATTCATTTAAGTCTAAGGTGTACTTCATCATGTTGATTGCCAGGCATACAAGACACACATTTTCTTTGGTATATCCCAGGTCATTATCAATGCGATCTATGCTGATATTTGTGTGGTGATATCCAGTACCATCTTTGATGTATGTCATGATCATTCCTGAGTATGCACATAGTCCTTCTTGTTGATCATACATATCATGCAAGTCTTCTTTCTCCAGGGTAAATTCATGAGTCTTTTTCCTTCTCGATCTTAGTTGTGAATATAGGTTGTTTGTATAAGCATATGGGGACTCGCTGATCTTTTTTCTTTTCCCCGATTGACGGCAGGGGCGGCAATGATTCAATCTGTATCCATTGACTCTACGATCTAATTCAAAGCGGTCTATGGGCTTTACCTTGCCGCAGGTGAGACATTTTTTTTTGGTTTTATTCTGACCAGTCAAAAGGGAATTGATCTTTGATTTTCAGCCCAAAGCTTTCTGATCCGTTCATTAGTTTCATGAATCTTTGCATAGCCTTCTTGCTTGATGATACGGCAGGCTTGCCCTTCATTATTTTTTCTCCCAAAAGCAGGCAGCCTTCTGAATCTTTCTCAGGATAATTCCCAACATGAAATAGGATATATGTTCTTCCTGGTACGCTTGATAATTGATAAGTCTCACCAAACTTTTTTGACTTGTATTTAGTGCATATATATTCACCTATTGGAACACAGCTGATGTTTTTTTTATTTCCCCGCCAGGGGCGTTCAGCAACATAAAATATCTCATCCATGATGGTGAGTTTTCCAAGCGTTGCTTCAGGGTGATATGCGAATCTTTCTAGTATCCCATCCATGGGAAAATTATACTTGAATTAGCGTAGAAAATAAAAGGCAAGTGACACAGCTCCAGCTATCAGAGCCCAGGCAAATCTTTCTACCCAGCCAACAACAACATTATCTTTTGACTGAGCTTGCTCAAGCTGTCTCAATCTTCTTTCATGATCCGCAAGATCATCTTTTTGATTGATCAATCTTTCCTCAAGCCTGGGAAGTATTTGGGTAAGGCTGTGCACCTCATCCATTTTCTTTTCGAGGTTATCTAATCTCACTTGTATTTCTGTTAGCTCCATGTGTATTTTTGAATGCCTTAATTGCAATTCAAGATACTATGTTGTCCTGATTACCTCAATACCCAAAAAAAAATAATTTAATTTTTTTCTTGAAATCGCTTGACAAGTCCATATGTAAGAACTTAATATTGTAATCATTGTTTACATACACACACAAAAAGGAGGGTACTATGAAACAATTATCAAAGAAAATGAGCCTGCAAGAATACGCTAAAAAGTATGATTGGAATCCAAAGGAGCAGCAATGGATTCTTGAGAATGACAAGGATGATCATTACCACAACAACGGTAAGTCAAATTTCACTAGCTTGTCTTATCCTATCTACGATGGTGACTACTACTTTGCATTCATTGGTGACAGCATGAGAGTGAATGCTAAGTACAATGCTCAGGCTAACAGAGAGCTTAGAAGACTTGCAAAATCTACTCTAAGCAATGATGAGCTTTTTGACAAAATGGAAAACTACTTCGAGATGCAATTCAAGAATGTAGGAGCAGGTGACACTATGACCAGGGAAGAACTTTGGTTTGCAATTTTAGATATCAGAGATGCGAGAGTCTGTGATGTTTGTGGGAGTGCATCATAATGAAATTACAAGATGTTAGAAAACACAACAGAAAAATTGAGAGAGCTTATCGCAATGATGAGCTCTCTGTTGATGAGTATTTCGATCAGCTACTGACAATATACAAAGCTGTTGATACTGATGAGGGATTATCTGCTAAGGATAAAATCTGCTTCCATTATTTCAATCCTAAAGGTATTTATCATAATCTTCCCGAGCTTAAAGATTTTGAGGATGGTGAGACTTTCTATTCAGGTGCTTACTACTTATACGGAAGAACTTCTCAAAATTATCATGTGGAGCAGATGATAAAGCTTGCGATGCAAAAAAGACCTAAGAGATGGAATGTTGACTACACCGTAAAAGAACTCGAAAAGTGTTTTTTTGAATATCAGGAATGGAGACAAGAAACATTTGGGGAGGGTGTTGCAGGTTAATTTTTTTCCCCGCCAAACCAGCTCCTTCATTGGGGCTTTTGGTGGTAGAAACACAACATTTTTTAAAAGGAGTGAAAAATGAAAACAATCAAACTTACTGACAGACAAATAGATGTACTTGCTGACTGTTTAATATATATGGGTACTGAATGGGCGTATTCTTCTGATCCTGAAAGTCTAAATTCTCACTACATACAAGATGATGAAAGAAAAGAATTACGAAACAAAGTCAGAATTGCCAGAAACATAATGACCAAATTAGGTTACAGCAAAAACAATTTTTAAACGGAGTGAAATATGAAAAGAAATGTTACTAAAGAGGCGTTCAAGAAAATTAGAGATAAGATTCTTGAGCTAATGAAAACTGAAGGTACTGATTGGACCAAGTCCTGGATAGGATTATCACCTAAAAACTTTTTATCAAAAAAAGAATACAGGGGCATGAACCATTTTTGGCTTGCTATACAGCCATTTGCTTGCAACGAATGGGGCACCTTCAAACAATGGCAGAGCAAAGGCTACAAGATCAAAAAAGGTTCAAAAGGAACTGAGGTGATCTTTGCTAGTTTCATAGACAAGTCCAAGGACAGATGGTCTGATTCTGACAGAGCCTACAATGCCAAGACAGGTAAAACACCACAGGCTTTTCTTTGGAAGGTTTACTGGGTATTCAATGGTGAGCAGGTTGAAGGATATGACTTCAAAGACATTAGGGCTCACAAAAAAGAATTAACCAAAAAGATCATAGCAAACATTGAGAAGTTTGTGTTCAACACCAGGGCTAGAGTCGTGACTGGTGGGGATAAATGTTTTTATTCGCCAGGTGGGGACTACATTGGTATGCCTGATATCAAAGCTTTCGATTCTGATGTTGCTTATTATTCAACATTGTTACATGAGCTTACACATTGGACTGGATCAGACAAAAGAATGAAGAGAGATATGTCAGGTGGCATGGGCTCAGAGTCTTATGCTAAAGAAGAACTCGTAGCTGAGATAGGATCAGCATTCCTGTCTAGCTCTTTGAATATCGAGAAGACTGTCAGAGAAGATCATGCTCAATATCTTAATAACTGGATATCTGTTATTCAGAATGATGAGAAGGCAATGATCACAGCATTCTCTCAAGCTCAGAAGGCAGTAGACTTCCTCTACAAGCTTCAAGAGAAGAAGGAGGGCAAACAGGCAGCATAGCACTACTGATGAGATCTGATTGATCGAAACTCCCCTCACGGGGAGTCTAGTGCAGGACAGAGGGTCCAACACAAAATAACAGCCGCAAGGCTAGGAGTGAAAATGAATAAACTTAAAAATGAATGGAAACTATTCAAACAAGACTTTGCTAGACAATGCAATGAAAGTCTCTTGTTTAGAATAAATTGGTATGTACTAAAACCTTTACTTTTAGTGCTTTGTATAATCGCTTTAATTATTTTATAAGGAGGGAATATGTTAATCGATTTAGTAATTAAAAATGTTTATGGAAAAGAATTGGTTTATCCAGTTTGTAGCCATGCCAAGTACCTTGCATCATTCAAAGGAACAAAAACTTTTAATGATCAGGATTTAAGAAAAATGAAGCAGATGGGATATACATTCCGTTGGGCTTCTTTAACAAGAGAGGTGAAATAATGAATGATAAAAAAACTATGTGTTGCTCAGACTGTAAAGGAGATAATATTTCCTGGAGAGTATGGGCAGATGAAAATGATAATGTGCTTGCTAGTTGCGAAGACAAACATTGCTACTGCGATGATTGTGAAGAAGAAACTAGACCTATGCTAAAGGAGGTAATCTAAATGAATAATGTATATGAAAAAGCATTAGATATTTACAACACAGGTCTTTTTTTAAAATTAGAAGGATCGTTTGGAAGATGTTTCGTTGATAATTTTCTTGACTCTGGAATCATCAAAACAATTGA